GTTCGGCAAGACCTACCTCGGCGCCTCGGCGTTCCTGTCCACCGACTACACGGACAGCGCCACGGGCAAGAAGGCGGGCCCGACCCTGCTGCACGTCGCGGTCACCAACCGGCCCTACGTCACCGGCCTGGAGGACTTCAAGGAAGTCCTGGCAGCGACGGCGGCCGATAACACCGGCGAGGTTGTCGTACTCACCCCGCCGGAGGAGACCGAAGTGCCACCCACCAAGGATGAGCTGATCGCCCAGCTCAAGGACGGCCACGGCATCGACGTCGAGGCCCTGGTGGCAGCGGCCGCCGCGCCGCCGCCCGGTCCCGACACCGCCGCGCTCGCCGCCGCGGTGACCGAGGCGCTGAAGGGCGCCGGCGTTAAGCTGACCGCCGAGGGCGAGGACGGGGAGCTGAAGCTGTCCGACGTCTCCGCCGCCGTGGTCGAGCTGGCCGCCGACAACAAGGGGCTCCGCGAGACGGTCGGCTCCCTGCAGCAGCAGCGGGCCGAGGACGAAGTGGACCGCTACATCGAGGCAGGCCGCCTGCTGCCCAAGACCCGGACCACCGCGGTGCAGCTCGCGCTGACCAACCGGGACGCGCTGGAGACCATCCTCGCCCCGGCGGATGCGCCCTACGTCCAGCTGGCGCAGCAGCAGGGCGTGCCCGGCAACGACGGGGAGCAGCGGCAGGAGGCCGACATCGAGGGCGAGCTGGCCCGGCTAACCGCCGAGCACGGCCAGTTCTTCAGCCCGAACGGTACGAAGGCCAAGTAGTGGGTGAGCGAGTATGCCAGTTCTTATCAGGCCACGTATGGGAGCGCTGTTATGCCCGCCAACGACTCGGTGGAGTTCGATTACGTACCCGGGTACGTCAAGCCCACGCACGAGTACGGCCAGCCGTTCGGTGATGAGTTCAATGCCGAGGCGGTGCAGGAGCTTCTGCTGTCCACGGCCGGGTTCACGCAGCGGGGAGTGACCCTCGCTGCGGGCCAGGGCATCCTGCCGACCGGCACGGTGATCGCCCGGCACACCGCGAGCGGGAAGTACTTCGCCTACCAGTCCGGGGCCACCGACGGCCGCCAGGTCGCGCTCGGCGTGCTCCGCGACGCCCGGGACACCGGCGGGCCCGGCGCCGCCTCGCTGGCCGCGTACAACTCGAACACCAACGGGGTGAACCCGGACGCCATTACGCTGGTCGGCGGCACCTACGTCCCGCCCGCCAGCCCGGGCGGCAAGGTGGCCACCGACGCGCTCGGCAACATGGTGGTCCGCGGCATCCTCAACGCCAACGTGGTCTCCGGCACCGACACCACCTCGCTGATCCCGAACACCAACGGGCTCGGCTCCGGCGCGGCCGCGGCGGTCCCCACCCTGGGCGCGCGGATCGTGAACTGGGGCGGCGGCATCGGCACCCCGGCCTTCCCTGGCGGCCCGATGGACGGCAACCCGACCACCACCACCGGGGTGCAGGCTTTCATCTTCTAGCGCGGCCAGCAGCAGGGCCCCCTCAGCGCGCGGGTGACGCGGAGGGGGCCTTGTCATGCCCGGGTCGATAAGACCGGGTAACCGCATCACGCGGCCAGGCCAGCCAGGTGGCTCCCCCCGAGGGGGCGGCGCAGGCCGGGCTCGGGTTCGAGTCGCTGACAAGTCGGCAGGACATTCATCGAGAGGGTTTTCGAAAAATGCCAGACATCAGCCTACTGGAGCCCATGGTCCTGCGCGGCGTAGTCGAGAAGTTCGTGACGCCGCAGACGATGGTCCTGCTCAACCGCCTGGACCAGACCCCGTGGCCGTTCCCGAGCGCCACCTGGGACGTGATCAAGGGCAGCAGGGCTGTCGCCAAGCCGAACGTGCCCAACAGCGAGGCGCACATCATCGCCCGCCTGGGCCGGAGCCAGGAGTCCGCGGCCTTCATCTACCTGCGCGAAAAGAAAGTCTTTGAGCCCACCACGCTGCACTGGCTGCGGCAGCCGGGCGAGATCGCACGTGTGAACGCAGAACAGGCCGTGCTCAGGGAGATCAACGACCTGAACCAGCGCTTCGACAACTTCGCGGAGTGGAGCTGCTGGCAGGCTCTCGGCGGCGGCATCACGTACAACTACGCGGACGTGCAGGCTCAGGTGAGCTACAAGTTCCCCAGCTCGCACTTCGTCAAGCCGGCCACGGCCTGGGTGACCAACAACGCGCTGACCGCGGGGACCGGCGCCGCCACGGACATGGGCTCGGTCGGGGTCAACCTGCAGACCGGCGGCTCGGTCACCTACGCCACTCCGATGCAGATCGTGGAGGATGTCCGGTCCTGGAAGCGGATCGTCCAGGTGCACGGGCGCGTCCCGGCCAAGGAGTGCTACGCCACCACGGTGACCATGGCCGCCCTGATGGAGGCCTGGGTGCAGGCCGGCCAGGGCTCCTCGGTCAACATCCCGGCCACGATGCTCTCGGACCGGATGAAGGACGAGTTCTACAGCTCGGGCATGCTTTCGGGATTCCTTGGTCTCACATGGACCACGGTCGAACAGGTGTACGAAAGTGACCAGGGCAACCTGACCTTCTTCGTGCCCGATGGCGCGATCTACATGGGCAATTACACGGATCAAAGGCCTTTGGAATTGCTGATCGGCCCGACGGCTGATGACGAGGCACCTTCGGGCTTCACGGGCAAGTACGCGAAGACCTGGAAGGAGAAGGACCCCTCGGCGCGGCAGTACCTGCTGGAGTGGCACCTGCTCCCGATCGTGACCCGGCCCGAGCAGATGCTCGTGGTGGACAAGATCATCCAGTCCAGCGGCACCGGGTTCGGCGCCAACGGCGGCGACACCTACTACAAGAGCAGCGTCGGAAACTCTAGCTGGGCGTAAGCTGCAGCTGAGAGCACCTGACCGGCCCTTGGACAACCGGAACCCCCCGACCAGCGAGCGGGGGGTTCCGGCGTTCCTGCTGACGATTGCCCCGGCATGGCAGGACTGTCCGGTACTCAGATCGTGGTCGACATCGTGGCGGCTTCCGAGCAGCTGTGCCCCAGCGGGCCGCCTGCCCCGGGACCGGAGCCGGAGCGGGCGCACTGCGCGCTCGGGCACGCCAACGACGCAGGGGCCCGGTTCTGCGCGACCTGCGGGCTGTCGATGAACGCCCAGCTCCCGCCGCCCGGGCAGGCCGAGCAGGCCCGGCCGAAGCCGGCCGCCGAGCTGAGCGAGGAGGAGCGGGCCGAGCGCGAGCGCCAGCACCAGGAGGCGCTGGCCGCGGCCGCGGCGTTCGAGAAGGCCCCGGAGCAGATCCTGCCGAGCACCGGTGAGGCGGTGCTGATCCACTTCCTGGAGGACGGGCTGACGTTCGCCGGCCGGGTCTGGTACCGCGGGCAGGAGCTGGCTCTCGGGCCGGATCACCCGCGGTGGCCCGAGGCGGTCGGCTGGATCACGCTGAGCAAGGCCCAGCAGTACGAGCGCTGGGGCAAGCAGTACTTCGATACCGGGCCCTGGCCGTTCCAGCGCAGCTACGTCGACCCCGGCGCGCAGTACGAGGGCCTGACCGCGGTCGGCGGGCAGGGCAAGGTGCCCGGCCCGTCCGAGGAAGAGCTGCGCCGGGCGGATGCCGCCGAGGCAGCCCGGGGCCGGGGCGTGCCCGCCCCGATGGGCAGGTGAGGCGCCGTGCCTTTCCCTGCCGGGCTCACCACGATCCAGGTCACCGGCTCGGAGCTGGAGACGCTGGACGGATCGCCGCTCAACGGCGCCGTCATCTTCAGCGCATCCGGGCCAATCTCCGATCCGGCCGTCAGCGTCGTGCTGGAGGGCTCCGCGCTCACCCAGGTGATCAACGGCGTGCTCAGCCCGCTGACCATCCCGACCACCGACTGCGTGACCCCGCCGTTCACCTACACCATCACGCTGCGGCTGCAGAGCCCGGACCCCGACCCGCCGCCGGTTACCGGGGTGTCGATCCCGGCCTCCACGGGACCCACGGTGGACCTGTCCGAACTACTCGCGTAAGGCGCGGGGGCCGGCCGGGTCGATAGGTATGACGGCGGAGGCTGTACCGAGCTTCCGGACGCGGGACCGAAGTCAGGACGGGCCATCGGCGCACACACGCATGGCTCCTGCACCGGCAGCATGGCCCCCCGGCCGGGGTGAGCCCAGGCGCGGCCTCCGCCTCCGATTACCCGGGCATGGTGGATGCGCACACTCAGGGCGAGACACACCGCTATTTCATGCACTTCCCTCCTCATCCAGCCCGGACCTCGGACCCGCATTACGTGGACTTCCGGCACTATCACCAGCGGACCCGTGCGACCGCGCGCTGCTACATCGGCGAGCGGATCGGGTTCGGGGACTGCCTGGATGCCCAGGGCCTGCCTGCCGGGATCGACGCCAGGGGCTGGCAGGCCGGCCTGGAGCTGCACCATGCGCACGTGGAGTTCAGCCTGCAGCAGGGGATCAGCCTGACGGCGCTGGAGAAGGACTACCCGGGGATCAGCAACCCGGACGAGATCGGGGCCTGGGTAGAGACGGCCGCCAACTTCCGCTGGCTCTGCGCATGGCACCACCGGGGGGCGGCCGGGGCCCATACAGCGAGCCATTCGGACTATGAGGGTAGTCAGTACGTCATCGGCCTGATCACTAAGGCGGACTAGACATGGCCTGGCCCGTGCCCACGGTGGAAGAGCTGTCCGAGTTCAGCGGCCGGCCCGCGGTCAGCTACACCAGCTACGCCAGTTCGGCGCTGCTGCAGGCCGCGGTCATGTTCACCACGCTGGCCGAGCGCACCGCGGCGGACTACGGCTCGATGAGCCCCGATGACCTGCAGCTGGCCAACCTGGGCGTGGTGGCGCTGGCTGACTACCTCTACCTGCGCTGGCCGTACCAGCAGGCACTGGCCAACCCGCTGCAGAGCGAGACGATCGGGTCCTACAGCTACTCCAAGCCGGTCCAGGCGCAGGCCCGCAACGCGCAGGCCATCGAGGTCAACGCGGAGAAGACCGGGGTCGACCTGTTCGACCTGGCCGTGCGGATGCTGGCCAAGCGGACCCGGGCCAACGGCGTGTTCTCCGGGCAGATCACCGGATTTGAGATGCTGGCCAGGTCTGATGAAACGCGAATCCGCTGGGACGAGGAGCATGCGCGCTGGTTCCTCGAAGGACCTGCTGACAGGGACCAGGTTGACCTGCAGTTCTTCGACATCAATGCGGAGATGTTTCCGTCAGATCCCAGCTGAGGCGTACTACGGGGTATGGCAGATCTTCAGTTCGCAGACTTCACCTGGCCGGCCCGCTGGAACAAGGGCGAGGTTGTGGCCACTCTGTCCCAGTCCGGGCCTGACGTGATGGCCACCGGCTTCTTCGGCGTGATCCGGTTCTCGCTGGACGACGCCGAGAGCGTGGCCGCCATCGTCAACCACGCCCGCCGGTTCGCCGACATGGTGGAGAGGACCAAGCGCGACTACGACCAGGGTCAGGACTACCTGGACATGCTGGCCGAGGAGGCGCGGCGCAGCAAGGAGGCCGGGGAAGATGACGGGTTCATGGGCCCGGTGCTGTGACTAGGCGCATCCTGATCACCTGCTCCCGGAGCTGGAAGGACTGGGAGCTGGGGCGCCGGGTGCTGGCCCGGATGTACGAGCTGGCCCCCGACGCCATCCTGGTCTCCGGCCACAACCCGCGCGGAGACCAGGACCTGGAGCGGATCTGGAAGTCCCTGGGCGGTCAGGTGGAGACGTACCCGACCCGGTGGCGCAGCGGGCCGGGCGCCCCGCTGAACAAGGTGGCCGGGTTCGAGCGCAACGAGCGGATGGCCCGGCTGCCGGGCGTGATCGCCTGCGTGGCCTTCATCGGGCCATGTGACAAGGAGGGGTGCTCGCTGCGCGGCCGGCACGGTAGTCACGGGGCCACGCACTGCGCGGACTATGCCGAGAGCGTACGCGGCATCCGGACCCGGAGATTCGCCGCCGGCTGACCGAAGTAATCACCATGACCGACATGAAGTTCGACTTCAGCCGGTTACACGGCCCGCAGAGCGTGATCAGGTTGTGCAGGCTGGTCAGCCCGCCCCAGGACCAGGACCAGATGTGCTCCA